AAAGGCTACGACGGTGAGATTACAGCCGAAGCAATCCGTGCAGCAGCCGAAGAAGCAAGTCTCATACCTTCAGAAAAAAAAGAAGTGGTTGCTGAACAGCAAGCATGGAATCGGGTGGCTCAGGCCAGTCGTGCGGGCGAGACAAGTGATGTTCCGGTGGACTATGTGCAGCGTTTCAATAACGCCAAATCCGCAGAAGAAGTGATGGCTTTAATGGCTCAGGCAAGAGCAGAAGCAGAAAAATACTAATCACTCCCCAGTAGGCGCACTACCTTTTGGGGCTACCCCAAAGGAAACATAGTGGCTATTACACAAGCAAGCTCAGTAGGAATTGACCAGGCGGCGTATGACAGGTTGGCGTATTTCGCCCTCCGTTCAGAACTGTTGTTTGATCAAGCAGCAGACGTTCAAGCAACCAATCAGGCTATGCCTGGTTCGTCGGTGATTTTCACCATTTTCAACGAACTCGCAGCAGCAACATCAACACTCAGCGAAACTGCTGACCTTACCCCTGCAACCATGGGTGATGCAAACGTGACGGTAACTCTTGCAGAATACGGCAACACTGTTGCTACAACTGCAAAACTCCGTGGCACAGCATTCTTGGACATTGATGCAACAGCAGCAAACTTGATCGGCTACAACGCTGGTCTTTCGATTGACACTGTTGTTCAAGCAGTTTTGGGTGCAGGCACAAACGTGGCTTACGCTACGGGTGGTGCAGCAGTTCCAACAAGCCGTGAGTCAGTTAAGGCTGATGCAATTTTGACTGCAAACGACATCCGTAAGCAGACAGCAGCTTTGCGTTCAGCAAACGTTGCAACATTCAACGGCTACTACATGGGTTACATTCACCCAGACGTTTCATACGATCTCCGCAAGGAAACCGGTAACGCTGCGTGGAATGCACCTCACATCAACGTGGACACCGCAGGTATCTACAATGGCGAAATCGGCACTTTTGAGTCGGTTCGTTTCATTGAGACACCACGCGCACCATTGAATGCCAACGCATCAAACGGCACCAGCACAACTGGAACGATTGACGTTTACAGCACTTTGATCATGGGCCGTCAGGCTTTGGCGAAGGCTTACTCAGCAATTGATGGAAACGGTGTTGTTCCAAAGGTTGTTCGTGGACCTGTCGTTGATTCGCTCATGCGTTTTAATCCAATCGGTTGGTATTGGCTCGGTGGCTACGGTCGCTTCCGCGAAGCTTCGTTGCGTCGTGTTGAGTCGTCATCCAGCATTGGTGCTAACGCTTCCTAATTAGGTTGCGTTAGTTACCCCAAAGTGTGGGGCGGCCCAGGTTCCCCTCGACCTCGGTGCCGCCCCACTTTTTGTTTGGTGTATGATGTTTTTGTCGAAAGGTTTCTATGTCTATTTCCAATTATGCAGAGTTAAAAATTCTGGAGCACACGACGGGTAAGACCGCGTGGACCATGCCAACTGCCACTTATGTGAAGTTGCATACTGCTGACGCTGGTGAAGATGGCACTACTGCTGCTGCAACAAATACAAGCCGTCAGTCGGCTGCGTGGGCTACTGCTGCTTCTGGTGCTATTGCTACTTCGGCAACTATTTCTTGGACCAACGTTTCTACTACAGAAACTTATTCGCATTGGTCGTTGTGGGATGCTTCTACTGCTGGTAACTGTTTGTGGACTGGTGCGTTGTCTTCTTCGGCGGCTGTGACTGCTGGCGATACTTTTCAAATCACTGCTCTTACGTTGTCGCTCGACTAAGTAAGTAGCCTTTAATGGCAACAAGTTTTCCTACTTCTCTTGATGCTTTAACTAATCCGCTTTCTACGGATACGCTTGCGTCTCCTGACCATGCAGCGCAACACGCTAACGCTAATGATGCTATTGAGGCTATAGAAGCAGCCATAGGTACTACTGCTGCACCTGTGTTAGCGAAACTTGCCAGCCCAACTTTTACTGGTACTCCTGCCGCGCCTACAGCAGCAATAGGAACAAATACAACTCAACTTGCTACTACGGCGTTTGTTGCTGTTCAATTGAGTCCTATTGGAATGATAACTGCTTATGCTGGTTCTACTGCTCCTACTAACTGGCAGTTGTGTTATGGGCAGGCTATTAGTCGTACTACTTACGCAAGTTTGTTTTCTGTAATCAGTACTACTTATGGTGTTGGTGACGGTTCAACAACTTTTAACCTTCCAGACTTGCGTGGTCGCACGGTTGCTGGTGTTGATAATATGGGTGGTACTGATGCTGGTCGTCTTAGTACAGCAAATACTTTGGGTACGACTACTGGTACGGAAACTGTTACTTTAACTTCCGCACAGTCTGGTGTTCCAGCACACGCTCATGCAAATACTGTAACAAATAATGCTGTTACAACAGGCAACCAGTCCGCAGACCACTCGCACACATTTAGTACTGGTAATGTCAGTAACGACCATACTCACAACACAGGTTTTTCATTTTTGGGTAGAACCAGTGGCGGTGATTTATTTGCGGGTGTTAATGGTTCTGTATTTAACCTTGCTACCAGTGGCATTTCGGCAAACCACACCCACAGCGGAACAACTGCTGGTATGAGTGTAAGCCATACTCACTCCGTAACATCCAATGTTTCTATCAGTAATGTCAACAACACTGCCGCTGACGCAGCATCAGCACATAGTAATATGCAACCAACAATGACCATTAACTACATTATTTTGGCAGGAGTATAATGCTTACAGACGATGAAATAGTTCATGAAATAAAACAATTAAACATTCTTCAAGATGACCTTGTTCGGGCTTATTTCAATTGGATAAACGACCCAACATCTATTGATGACCAAACACTTCTTGCCGTTATTCGTTGGAGGCGCACAAGTTTGCTTCATTCTTCGGATTGGACACAAACATCTGACTGCACAGTTGACAAACAAGCATGGGCTGCATATCGTCAGCAACTTAGAGATTTGCCATCATCTAACGCTAATCCAAGGCTAATTGTTTTTCCAACGCCGCCAGCGTAGGTAGCAGATGGCTACCGCATATAACAACTCTGGTTTTGTTTACAACGCCACTAACCTCACATACAATGGAACTGCTCTATTCAGCGTAACTGCCACTAGTTCTGGCGCAGGTGTAAGCACTGCAATAGGACTTCATATTGCTCCACGTACCGCCACAGGTAGTGGTGTTGGGTCATCTTCTATTGTTTGTCTTGTTACACGGCTTCGTAGTGCGTCTGGTAGCGGGTTAGGGTCGGATACTGCTGCACGGATTGTTGTTTGTATTCGTGCTGCTACAGGTTCGGGTTCTAGTACATCCACAACTGTTCATGTTGTCACAAAACTTTGTGCAGCCACAGGTTCGGGTACGGGTACTTCATCTGCTACGGGACTCCATATTGCCCCACGTACTGCCACAGGGTCAGGCTTGGGAACCAGCACAAACGTTCGACTCGTCAGCCGTGTACGCACCGCCACAGGGTCAGGTATAGGAACCTCGGCTACGACACGCCTAATCACAGTCATCCGTACAGGCATAGCATCAGCAGGCACAGGTTCATCTTCTGTAACAAGAGTCATAACCAAACTTAAAACAGGAACAGGAACAGGACAAGGAACTGCTAGTAGCATCACACTCCATGTTGTTATTAGAACTAGTACAGGCGCAGGCGCAGGCACTTCATCAGGTGTCGCATACATCACGCGCTTCCGTACAGCGTCGGGTTCGGGAACGGGAACGCAAACATCTACAAGTTCGCGGGGACTACTTAGAACTTGCACAGGTTCAGGTTTAGGTAACTCAACAGTCACCTGGGATAAATCACACATCTTCCGTGTCCCATACAACTACCAATACGTCGGCGGATACTTCAATGATCACGACGGAGCCAACCGATTAGGTTCCTACATCAAAACCAATGTTCGAGCAAGAAACCTATACAAACTTACAGACGGCAGTTACACCATTGTTGACCAACGGGATCTGGGACAAGTCAAAAAAGTTTGGTATGGTGGGCGTGACCACTTCTTAACACCAGCAGAACAAGCAGAACTCACAGCAGACGGATTCGGAGCAAGTATTACCTGATGGCTATATTTCGTACACCAACCGACAACTATGTGACACCACTATTGGCTGATTTTGATGTTAAAGGAAACCGTCTGTCCGAAGAACAACGCCTCGCTAACAGACTGGCTCGACATCGCGCCCCAACAGCCCGTGGTCGTAACGTGTTCCAGCTCACCGATCTGTCCTACACAGAGAACCAGCCATCTAATATGGCTACCGTAATCAAGGTGTACTACGGTGGGCATGATATTGAGGTGACTGCTGCCGAGGTAGCATCGTTAACAGCAGCAGGATACGGGAGTTACATATCGTGATCAAACATCAAGAGACACATCCAAACTTGGATGTCGAGGGTTGTTTTGGATGCAAAGTTTCAGCAGTCGGATTCAGTGCAGAACTTATGCCCACCCGTACAGGTTCTTCACGGTCGGCAACCATCGCACAAAAGGATCGTGTGCTAGAAAAGGATCTAGACGCATACAAACGATTACGTGACGACGGTATCCAACCAAGAAAAATTGATGGTGCTGCAAACGTGGAAGCGAGAGCAACAGAAAAATGGCAGGCAGAATCAGGAATACTTCCCGACTTTTAAGTGTTGAAGGTGTCAACATCCCGCATATCGGTTACGGGAAAATGGTTCAAGGGTTAAAGACAGCGTTATCGGAAAAGGTAACACTCGATGACCGTGCCGAAACCGTAATGTTTGCGTTACGACCAAACCTTATTTCAGGCTGGTTTGATGACCAACGGGTATCGGTGCTAACCATGTGGGAAACAAACTGGCTACCCCCACAGTTCCACGAATACATCCCACTAATCGAAACAGTGATTGTGCCATCCATGCACAACTATGATCTGTTCTCCCAGTTCCACAACAACGTTCACATGATCCCGTTAGGTGTTGACCGTGACATGTGGTGTCCATCAGACGATAAACCTGAAGGCAAGTTCCGGATTATGTGCGGTGGCTCAGAGTGGTATCGCAAAGGCTTAGATGTGGTGTTAGAAGTGTTCAACAGATTGCAACTATCTGACGCAGAACTTCACATCAAAATTGTGCCACCCCATCTATCGGCACCAAAGAACTTGGATTACCCAAACGTAGTATTTCACCGTGAATGGTTAACCGTTGAAGAGGAACGCGATCTAGTGCGATCCATGGATGGGTTTGTGTCGGTGTCCCGTGGCGAAGGTTTCGGTCTAATGCCATTACAAGCCATCTCAGCTGGCATCCCAACCATCCTGTCCAACGCTCATGGACATCGAGAGTTCGCCGACCTAGCAACCCATCGCATACCAACCACCAGTGTCCCCACCGCCAAGGGTGTTTGGCAAGACATGGGTGACTGGGATGAACCTGACGCAGACGCACTCGCAGAAGCGATCACAGACCTATACAACAAACGTGACAAGTACCGTCGTCAGGCAGTCCTGACAGCCCCACAAACAGCAGCATTTAACTGGGACACAGCAGCCGATCAAGTGCTACAGATCGTGCAACCAACCAGCAACAGGTCTACTGGTACATGGAAACCGTTTGAACCTATGTGCGAAATTGAGGTATCCAAACGGGTACAAGCCACCATTGGGCAACATCATGTGGAACTATTACCTGGAGTAAAACATCGTGTAGTCTTAAACGTACGTGACGTATTATTCAACGCAGGAGTATTGAAATGAAAGCATCCAAAGCCCAAAAGAAGATAAGCAAAGTGATAAAAGAGTTTGGGGCAAAAAAACTGCATTCAGGCTCAAAAAAGGGTCCTGTGGTAAAATCTCGTAAACAAGCCATCGCTATTGCGTTGTCTGAAGCCAAAGTTTCCAACAAGAAAGGCAAGTAACCATGTCTGCTAAAGGCGAAAAATACAAGTCTAAAGGTGCTATGAAAAAGCACGAAAAAGGCGAAGGCAAAAAAGAGAAGATGATGGAATACGGCAAGCCTAAAATGAAGGCCAAGAAAAAGAAGTAAATGTCTACTGCTGGTGCGCTTCTAAACCGCGTATCGCGTCAACTGCTGTCTGGAACGATTGAGGAACGGAACAAACTAGCCTCGACCGTTACCTCGTCGGATACTTCTATTACCATGTCCTATGAACTGAATGCTCTCCGTGCTGGTGGAGTATTTCAACTTGATTCAGAGTTGATCTTTATTTGGGCTGCTGATGTTGGAACTAAAACATTGACTGTTGAACGTGGCTATGCAGACACCACAGCAGCAGCACATACGGCTGGTGCTATCGCCATTCTGAATCCACGGTTCCCACAACAACAAATGTTGGAAGCATTAAACCAAGACATTGATGATCTGTCTAGCCCGTTGAACGGTTTATATCGGGTTGTGTCAGTAAATGTGGACTACAACGGTGCTGACCGTCAAATCAATTTAACTAGTGCCACTTCAGTTATAGACATCATTGATGTCCGTTTGCGTTACCTATCTTCAGATTACCCAGTATTGCGTGGTGTCCGTTTGGCAAGAGGATTGCCTACATCAGATTTTGCTTCAGGTTATGCAGTTACTTTTGATGAGCAAACCATGGCAGGTACTTTAACTGTCCGCTATAAAGCCCCGTTTGTTCGTGCTTCCACCGGAACTTCAGATATTCAAACTTCGTGCTTAATCCCTCAAACCATGGAAGACATTTTAGAGATGGGTGTGATGGCACGAATGTTGTCGGTACGTGAAGTGAAACGTAACTTCATTGAATCACAAGGCGATACCCGCAGGTCTGATGAGGTTCCTGCTGGTTCAATGTCTAATTCGTTTACAAACATTTCTCGTTTGCGTCGTGACCGTATTATCGCTGAAGCAGCACGATTGGCTAGACAGTATCCGCTAACTATCAGGAATTAGCGTGACTGCGCTTCTTGATTTTTCAATTCCATTTACTGGCGGAGCCGCATACTTTACTGGTGTTGCTTCGTCGGTTCTTGTCCCTAACGTTTTTCCTGTTGCTATTAACGGTCGACCGTATCTAATTGATTCCAAATCAGGTGAGTTCAGCCGCCAGTTTGATGATCGTGTCCGTAACTCAATGGATCAATCTAATGAGCCTGGTGAGTCGTCTATTAACTCGCAAGGTTTGTGGCGTAGATCGCAGTCTTCTTGGCATTATGGTGCTGGTCAAGAGTATTCGGATACTCCCGATGCAGAGAACTATAGGTTTCATTACTCTAAGGGTGTCAATGTTTGGAATAATGGCAAACTGTCGTTGTTGAGTGCTACCTCGGTTGCATATTCAACATCTAACACAAACTTGTATATGGCTACAGCCGATACACGGATATATGGATCTGACGGTCAATCAATTAAGTACACAACTGATTGGTCAACCTTTGTGACCGTGACTAGTACGGCAGCTTCAAATATTTATAGTTTGGCATCTGATGGGTACAACGTATTTTTTTCGTATGCCAATGGTGATATTGGTCAAACTAATGCTGGTACTTCGGCAGCATCGTCATACATCACAGGTATTGAGGCAGGCAAGATTACTTATGCCCGTGGCAGGTTGATGGTCGCTGGACAAACTACAGATAAAAATAAGATTTGGAATATCACCACAGCCCCAGGGTCATCAGCAAACAACCCTGGAGCGTTGTATACCCACCCGAATACCAACTTTGCTTGGGTTGGTTTTGCTAGTGGACAGAACCAAATCTATGCAGCAGGTTATGCAGGTAATAAATCGCTTATTTACAAAATCAGTATTAAAGCAGATGGCTCAGGTCTTGACGTGCCATTGGTTGCAGGTGAACTACCACAGGGCGAAGTAATCCAAGAAATTGATTCATACCTTGGATATATCTTGATCGGCACAGATACAGGTATCCGTTTCTGTTCCTCCGATGGTGACGGCAACCTCGTTATTGGACCGTTAATCAAAATAGGTCATCCCGTTAAATGTTTCGCTGGTATCGGACAATACGTTTATTTTGGTTGGACAAACTATGACACTGTTTCTACAGGTATCGGTCGAATGGATGTTGGCACACAAGTTGTAACCAACCAACCCGCTTACGCCACAGACTTAATGGCAACAGGTCAAGGAACAATTGTTGACTTGCATGAATTTGACAACAAACCTGTATTCACCGTTTCAGGTTTAGGGGCATACCGCCCTCATGCTACGAACTTGGTTGCATCAGGAACATTGGACACCGGACTGTTCCGTTGGGGTGTAATGGACCCTAAGTTTATTCCCAAATGGGACTTGCACACCGAAGCATTAAACGGTTCTGTCTCATTTTCTATTTCACCAAACAACGAAGGTTTTGAAAATATTGGTACGGCTTCTGCCATAGGTTCTTCGTCAACAACATTTAACGGTTTAGAACCATACGTATTTGATGCCGAAGTTCGCTTAACTCTCACACCAACAACCGACCTACTTACTAGCCCTACGGTAAACCGTTGGATGGGTAGAGCGTATGCAGCCCCATTCCGTTCAGAAATTTTTTCTGTACCAGTATTACTTTACAAACAAGTCAATGTCCGCGGGCGAGACTACTTCTTTGATGTTGAAGAAGAACTAACACAATTACGTTTACTTGTATCTGCCCCATCAGTTATTTCATATCAAGAAAACAACACTAAATACTCTGTGATTGTGGAAAACATCCAATGGAAACCCGTAGACTCACCTCAATCGCCTGGTGAATGGGACTGGGATGGAACATGTGTCATAATTATGAGAAGTGTAAGATAGGAAAACATGGCTGCTATAACTAGACGACAATATAAAGGTGCTGCTGTATCGACAACGATTACGGCTGCCATTAACAATACGGTTACGTCATGTACTTTGGCGGCTACAACAGGTTGGCCTTCATCAGCAAGTGTACCGTTTTTTGTTGTTATTGACCCAGGTACTTCATCAGAAGAAAAGTGTTCGGCAACTATTGCTGGTTCTACTCTTACTTTAACTCGCGGAAAAGATGATACTTCTGCTTCTGCTCATGATTCTGGTGCTGTGATTTACCCAGTATTTACGGCAACCGAAGCTGATGAAGCGAACACACTCGCTTCAACGATGACCACCCGTGGTGATTTGTTGACGATGAGTTCAACACCAACCGTTACCCGTTTGGGAATTGGCACTTCAAGTTATGCTTTGACATCAAATGGGACTGATCCTATATGGGGTCAGATTGCTGCTGGTGGTATTGCTTCTGATGCTGTAACTACCGCAAAAATTATTAATAGTGCTGTAACAACAGACAAGATTGCTGATAGTGCTGTAACTTCCGCAAAAATTGCTGATGCAACGATTGTTCAAGGTGATATTGCATTGACGTTGTTGAAGGCTCTTTGCCCTGTTGGTACCATCAATGCGTACGCTGGTGCTACTGCCCCTACTGGCTGGATTTTGTGTGATGGTACTGCTGTTGTGTCGGGTACTCATCCTGAACTGTATGCGCTTTGTGCTACTACTCCTGATTTGCGTGGGCGTTTTGCGCTAGGTAAAGCAGCATCAGGTACAGGTAGTACTTTGTTGGGTACTGGTGGTTCGACAACTATTACTGAAGCAAACTTGCCGATTCACACTCACGCAAACACTTTGACCAATAATTCTGTGACTACTAGTAGTACTACTTCTACATCACACTCTCATGGAATTAATGATGGTAATACTTATTGGGGAGAAAATGGAACTCTTGATTGGAGTCTTGCTAACGGAAGCAGTATCAGTTTCAAAAGATTTAACGAGTTTGACAGAACAAGTGATGCTGCCAGCGTAGACCATAGCCACAACATAACCTCCAACGTCACTATTTCAAACGGTGCTATTGGTAGTGGCACTGCCTACAATCAGCCGTTTGTTGCTGTGAGTTACATCATTAAACACGACTACGTTTAGAAATGCGGTCTAGCCGTTGGCTGATTTTTGCTCCTGTAGCAATCTTGGCGTTGTTTGCACCGACCGCTAACGCACAATCACAACCAGGGTTGCTGACCCGTTACTACACCATTGATGAAGTACCGCCCATAAAGTCCGAACTCATCTATACCGAATGCGGTAGTGAAGTGGAAAACAATATCAACCGTTCCTATGACGGTGAGCCATATCTTGAATGTACCTATGACCTATTCATGGTTCACATGACTGGGGCAATCGTTATTCCTGAGCATGAGACCATCGAGTTTTGGTTGGCTTCAGATGACGGTGGCACCATCAAGATAGGCACCCATGAGTGGGGCAATTGGGGAGACCAAGGTTGTACTTGGATGGAGTCAGGACAGATAGACATTAGTGCAGGCATCCAGCCGCTTGACTTGTGGATGTACGAAAATGGTGGAAGTACCTGCATACTTCTTGCTTGGAACATTGATAACACAGGTTGGGCTATTGTTCCTGACGAAGCATTTTTGACGGAGCCATCATGGGAATCTACAACAACATCCACGACTACAACGACGAGCAGTTCTACTTCTGTACCCTCCACGACTGTGCCTGTGGAAGAAGAATCGACTACTACGACACTTCAAACAACTACTTCTTTGAGTCCCCAAACAACAGAAGCACTAGAAGCATCAACGACAACAACGACAGAACTCCCGACACCAACAACGACCCTGCCACCAGTATCCAGTGAAACATCAGACGTACCTCCAGTTGTGGACACAATTCCACCTGTTGTAGACACTACCGTACCCGACACTACGGTGCCCGACACCCTGCCACCAGACACCCTGCCAGACGCACCAGAAACGCCTGAGACGCTCCCAATAGACATAACCGAGGAAATACCAGCCGAACTCGTACAAGCCCTCACAGACGCTATAGATAGCGGTGAACCACTAACCGACGAACAGTTCGCCACAGCCGTAGAAGCACTCGGCGACCTCAACGAAGAACAAGCCATAGCCCTCATAGACCAACTCCTTGCCACAGACGTAACAGCCGACCAAGCCACAGAACTCGCCACCAACCCTGATGTGTTGGATGTCATCACCTCAGACCAGGCTGAAGAAATTTTTGCCACCATCGAAGTAGACCAACTAGACGACACACAAATAGCCGAACTCACAGCCGCAATCCAAAACGCACCTCTTGCCGTACAAGAAGCGTTTGAAGCTACCATAGACATCTTCGGAGGATTTGACGACTACGTGCCAACAGGATCAAATATCCCTGTAAGGGAACGACGAACCCTTATCGCCATCGCAGCAGGGACAACCCTCACAGCAGCAGGTAGTAAGATAAAACGGAAATGAAACGCCTCACTGACCTCATCAAAGACAACGCCTGGACATACGCAGGCACAGGTCTAGTCCTCATCACCCTGTCAGGGCCTACGCTCCGGCAAGCAATCTGGGTGGTTGGTGTATCATTGGTGTTACACGCAGCATTAACTCTCAGCACAAAGGAATCAGAATGAAGAAAGCACAAGACATCGCAAACCGTATCGTGGCAGTATTTTTGTCTTCGGCATTGGCTATCGTTGGCGGTAGTGCAATTTTGGCTCCAGAACTAAGTGTGTTTAAAGCAGCGGCTTTAGCCGGCTTTGCCGCCGTTGCCGCCGTAGTGCAGAAACTCGCCTCTGCCTCACTTGACGGCAAGTTGACACTGGAAGAAATCAACAGCGCATTCGGCGCAAAACCATCAAAGTAAACCTGTGGCATATCCTGTTGTGCCGGTCAAACTTTGTGACCACCTAAAGAACGCTGTCCCAGGCAAACTCACTGCTGAACAGTTACGCAAAACCGTTGGTGGCACACTCCACCATTGTGCTGCTGACGCATGGGAAGCAATGGTAGATGCCGCACAAAAAGACGGAATCAAACTAACTCCCGTCTCAATCGGCGACACATATCGCACACTCGAATCCCAAACCAAAGCGTTCTTTCAGCGGTACCAACTGGAATCAACAGGCAACCCAGATACACGAACCTTTGAAGGAAAACTTTGGTACCTTAAAAAAGGTCAAGCCTGCCTTGCAACACCAGGAAAATCGCAGCATAACCTCGGCATCGCCGTTGATGTGGCTACAGCATCAGGCCCACGCCTTGCATGGATGCTCGCCAACGAACACCTTTACGGCTTCTCACACGAAGTCCAATCCGAACCGTGGCACATCCGCTACACCCAAGGAAACCAAGTCCCACCTGCGGTTGCAGCGCACCTCGCGGCGAAAGTCGCATGATATGGATGCTGTTTGGGCTGCTTGTGTTACTGGTGCTTTCGGTCTGCTAGCAATCATCGTTGCCAAACTCGGCAAAGAAAATCACGCTGATCACCAAGTAGTCCAAGGAATTCTTCGCACCATGTATCGGACACAACAACGAACCGAAGATAAAGTCGATAGGATTGACACAGGGCTTACCGAACATATAAGGTCTAAGCACTAACAACCGACTGAAAGGTGCTTGTAAATGGCGAGGGGATTCACTACCGTTGAACTCATGCTCATTCGCGACTGTCTCTTAAAGGTCACACCTTCAAGAAACCAAGCAGATGAACTATGGGAAGTAATAGAAAAACTCAACAAAACGATTGAGGGAGCGCACATTGAATACGCCAAAAAAGTCCGTGAAACCAAGCCTGCTACAAGAGATAAAAAGTAACACAACAGTCACAGGGAGAATCCCGATGCTGTTACAAATCATCAACAAACTAGACACCCAAGACAAAGCCGATCTTCTCGCTGCGTTAAACGACTACACTATTTCTGCACCGGCAATTAGTCGGGCATTAGAAAACCGTGGTCATCGGATCAGTGTTGGTTCGATTAACTCTTATCGTAGAGGAGAACTTATACATGTCGCTCGCGGATGATTTACGGAAATCAAGCGCACCCGCTTGGCCGATCATTGGGCAAGGCAAACAGTATCGTGTTCCGAAACTTGCACCCAGTGTTGTTTCAACAAACAAATATCAAACAGCCGTCATCTTGCCAGACATGCAACTCGGATACTTCCATGCAAACAACGATGTATTGGAACCAATCCACGACGAGCAAGCCATCGAGGTTGCGATGCGAATTGTTAAAGCATCTAAACCGAATCAAATCATTTTGGTGGGCGACAACTTAGACCTATGTGAGTTTGGTAAGTACCGCTACACGCCAGCGTTCGCACGAACAACACAAGCAACGATAGACCGTGCAACAGAACTTTGCGCACAATTACGCACGATTGCACCACAAGCCAAGATCGTATGGATTGCAGGCAACCACGAAGAACGTCTCGGCAACTATGTGTTGGATTCAGCAGCAGCAGCATTCGGGTTGCGTCGAGGCAAAGTACCCCACGAATGGCCTGTCATGTCAGTTCCATACCTATGCCGTCTAGATGAATTTGAAATCACATATTTGAGTGGATACCCAACAGGTGCGCATTGGATTAATGAACGTTTGCATGTTATCCACGGTGACAAGGTTGCTTCCGGTGGTTCCACAGCACACAAATATTTGGCAACCGTAAAAACCTCGGTCATCTTCGGACATATCCACAGGCGTGAATGGGCTGAACGAACCCGTGACGACCATGATGGGGCAAGAACTATTTTGGCTGTATCACCAGGCTGTTTAGCGCGTACTGATGGTGCTGTGCCTTCGACCCGTGGTGGACATGATTTGGATGGCAGACCGTTGTACCGTTCAGAGGATTGGCAACAAGGTATTGCTGTGGTGGAATACGAACCAGGAGATGGTAATTTTAATTTGGAGTTAGTACCAATCAGGGATGGTTGGGCTAGATGGCGTGGCAAAGATTATTTATCAAACAACCCAGGAGGAAAAAAATGAGCGCAATGAAAGAAGTGTCTTACGATATTGCAGAAGCAAAATTTACCATTGCTGAACAGAAACAAGAAATTAGACAGTTAACGGAAGCGTTAAAGAAAGAAAAAGAGTTTACGGAAATAGTTAAAGAAGAACTGTTTGAAACATACAAGGACATTGATTGCTTTTATTACTTTGAAAAAGAAATCAATAGTGCGGCACAACTTGAAATTATACGTTTAAGTAATTGTGTCGATGCTAAAACAAAACGAATTAGACGGTTGATGGAACAAATTCGCTCGATGGAAACACTATGAACTTATTTAATGTTGGTGAGAGGGTGCGTTTGGACGATGAACCTGGCACTGTTGAGGCTGTAATATATGGTCGTGTTGACGGGATGCCTCGTTACGATGTGCGTTACGGAAGAACAACTGTGCTCATCGCGCAAGATGTACCCGAAGATGAGATTGAGCCGTGGGTGGTAGACGAACAATGATTTACCAAGTGCGCTGTAACGCTTGCAAGGCTGCGGTAGTTCACAACACAGATTATTTGACTGGCTGTTTGTGCGATTCGGACGCTCCGACGTGGGTTGGTATCGGCAAAGACGGTCGGCTTATACATTATTCACAATCCGATATGTCTGTGATTGAATACCCTGAATGATACCCAAAACCATTGTCGAAATTACATGGGCTGACACGCATTCTGGTGGTACGGGTTGGACCCCAATTGGAGGGATAGACCAAGCCGAATACATCATCGCATCTTGCGGATACATTTTGCCAGTAGGTGACGGTGGCAAAGAAAACCATGTGACGCTGTATCAGTCGCGCTCAGAAGACGACGACCTGGATCACATCCTGCACATCCCTGTAGCGATGATTCGCACTATTAAGTCTGTTGATATTCCCAACCCTGTAACACCCACCCTGTAGGTTGCTTTTTGTATCTTGGCGTTATACGCTGTTATACATCAACTACTAGGAGGACAACATGCGTTACACAATAACCAAGCCACTACACGGAAGTCCAGCATGGCTGGCAGTCAGATGGCAAAACGAACACGGTGTTGCTCGAATATCAGCATCCGTAGCAGGTGCCGTACACAACGAACACCCGTTTAAATCAGCTGCAGATCTTGCAAACGAACTATTGGCAATACATCCACCAGAACCAGTAGCACCAAACAAAGCAATGGAGCGCGGAAACCGTTTAGAGCCAGTGATGGTTGAGTGGGTTGCCGACATAGAGAACATCCAACTGCACACACCAGAAGTCATGTACGCATACGACGAACCAGCAGTGCGCTTGATTGCCACACTTGATGCCATAGATGAGAACGGTGATGTGTACGAAGTCAAAACATCCAAGACCCGTTGGACAGGAGTGCTACCGCGCTACTGGTACTGGCAAGGTATCCAGCAAGCAATCTGTGCAGATGTAGACAAGATTGAATGGGTCATCTTTGACGGTGAAATGGAACTGAAGCGTCACACCCAGATCGTCACATCTGATGAACGTCAAATGCACATAGATGCGTGCCGCGAATTTCTAAGTGCGATAGACACTGGCAACTATCCAGCGAACTGCACGGTGGAATACCGCCATGTTGTTGCAGACCACCCAGAGAGCCAAGACATAACCATGATGCTCCCTGACGAGTTCAAAGAAGTACTGTCCGAATTGGCAGAAACTAAAAAGATTATAAAAGAGTTAGAAGAAAGGGAAGAAACATTAAAAACAACTGTGTGTGCTGCTCTTGGTGATGCACAATACGGTGCTATAGATGGGAGCGTCGTGTGCACATGGAAAACATCGCGCCGTAACTCATTGGACAGCAAAGCATTAGAAGCAGCACATCCAGCGTTAGTAGCAAAGTTTAGAAAAGAAACCTCATACCGAACATTCAACATTAAAGGAGCAAAATAGTCATGGGATTCAACTTAGATAACTACGAAACAGTCGAGGATCGTTTAGTCCGATTCTGGAACGACCACCCAAACGGTCGTATCTTTACCGAAATGGCGCATTACGACGACAACAAGGTGGTGTTCAAGACATCCATCTACTTTGATGCAGCAGACGAGTTCCCTAAAGCCACAGGGTTCGCCGAAGAAGTTAGAGGGGCAAGTCCAGTCAATAAGACAAGCCACCTCGAAAATGCGGAAACGTCGTCAACGGGACGCGGACTAGCCAATTGTGGCTACGCGCCAAAAGGTGCACGACCAAGCCGTGAAGAAATGGAAAAGGTTGCACGCGGACAACAACCAGCACCAACAATGTCAGTCATTGACAATGTTGCTGCGTTGCGTGAGATAACTAACGTGTTTAAATCAGCTACCGTGTACGACGAGAACCCAGGATCTAACCGTGTTAGAAAGACAGGTGATCCGGCCTCGGCTGCGCAGGTAGGCAAGATCGTTAGTTTGTGCATGAGCCAAAACTACAAGCAAGAAGAACGCCTGGAGTTGGCATCATCGCACACTGGTCGTACGATCACAGACCTAAAGCAACTCAACAAACAAGAAGCATCTGAACTGATCAGTTTGTTAGGTATGGCACCAAAATGAAAGACATGAAACGATCACTCATAGCGTTCCGTCTTGAACAAGACATCGCAGAACAACTAGACACCTACTCAACTGAACATCAGCAATCTAGGTCATACATAATCCGTGTAGCACTGATGCAACTGTTGAAGAACGAAAAACCTAGTGAGTAAAAACAAATCAAAAGGCACAGCCTTTGAGACACTTATAGTTGACTACCTTAAACAGTTTTACCCGAACTGCGAACGACGCGCCCTACAAGGTGCGTTAGACAAAGGTGACATCACAGGTGTAGATAACAGGCTGGTCTTTGAATGCAAATCGCACAACACCCTCAACTTTTCTGGCTGGCTTAAAGAAGCAGAGATAGAAAGAATTAATGCCAATGCAGAGGTTGGGGTTGTTGTTGCGAAACGCAGAGGGTATGGTAAAGCAGAAGATCAGTACGTTGTTTTAACCGTGAAAGACCTAATGCGGTTACTTAACATCACCGAATTCTAAAACCCTTAACCAGTAAGCAATCCGACCTTTTTGCTATGATGGGAGATACTAATGCGAAACCTTGTACGGCTATTTGCCGTTTCTTTGGTAGGGATTATCACCTTCGGCAGCCTTGCTTCAGCAGCCAAAGCCCCATTGGTGACCCCTCAACCTCTTAGCGTGGCTCTCAGCGCGTCTGAAAGGGCATACGAACTAACCCACCGAATCCCTAAAACAGCCCAATGCCCCCAGTTTTGGAACACAGCCAGAGCAGCTGGATGGGCCGAAGAAGACCTAATGACATTAGATTTCATTATGAGTCGAGAATCCAAATGCCAACCCAAAGCCCACAACACCACCCTAAACCGCAACGGGTCACAGGACTACGGGCTGACACAGATTAACGACCGCTCATGGTGCCTGCCAAGTCGCTACCATAAAGCAGGATACTTGCAAGGGTTGGGGATTATAGAATATTGTAAAGATCTACTAAAGCCATTAGTCAACCTGACTGCGGCAAAGGCTCTTTATGACTACTCAAAAAAAACAGGCAGTGGGTTCAGACCGTGGGGACTATAACTATATGGAACTGTTTTCAGATTTTGCGTTAATAGACAAAGACATGTCGTGGATGGATGGGGCACTATGCAAAGGCTTGGAATTAGAAGCCTTCTTCCCCGACAACGGCAACTGCAGGCAAGCCAAACTGGTGTGCGCTAAGTGCCCTAAAAAGAAACGGTGCTACGACTTCGCTATTACTAATAAAATCATGGAAGGTGTTTGGGGAGGACGATCAGCAAATGAACGTAGACAATACTTGCAAAATGTTAGACACCCAGGTAATGTGTAATACATGAGCACTGATACAGAGTTTGAACTGGAATACTGGCAAGATCGAGTTGATGCGTTGGCTGTAACCAACCACGCATTACAAGAAGAACGCGATCGCTACATGGATGCAGCTGAATCACTTGCACAAGAACTAGACGCGTGCAAAGCAACGATCAAGCAAGCAGAATCCGTCATATCACGTCTGCGTAATCACATCGCACAAGGCGTAGAGTTGTAATACATAAACCAAACAATAGAGGAGAAACAAATGAGCCAACCAGCGCAATGGTACAAACTGAAAGACGAAACTTGGGGAGTCAAAGTACGCCACCAGGGAATGGTCGGAGAAACAGTTGATGTAACCAACAGCAAAGGCGAAGTCAAACAAGCAATTCTCGGAGAACGAGCAGCGAAGTTTGAAGATGCCGAACTCTGGTCAATTGAAAAGTAAATCAACCAAGTGGCAGTGTCCTGTGTGTGGGGAAACAATCCTCACACACATAACACTGTCGTATAAACCAGTATGTCAAAACCCAAAAACACACAGCAGTACACCTGTTGAGATGCAACCACTAGGAGAAAAACATGACAAACAAAAAGCGCAACCACCCAAGCATGAGAGTAATGCCAATCATGCCGTATCTACCACGATGCACAACTGAGTACGTCAAAGAAGAACTAACCGACGAAGAAATCTTTTACGCGTTAGATGTCTGGGAAAAAGAAAACAACCAGGAATACTAATGAGGAAAAGACGAGAACCCCGACGCACATATCTTGCTCAAAATATCGTATCCACATTCCCGTCAGACACACCGTATAGTTCTATTGCCTTATCACTTGGCATAGAGCACTCGACTGTGTCGTACTGGTGTGCTAAAGATGCATGGATCAACGCTTATCTAGCAGACAGATATGCATGCAAACTAGGTATGCACCCGTCAGAGATATGGACTGATTGGTTCTCAATCACAGAAGATTGCTTAGTATGAAAGTCCTCTCACTCTTTTCAGGAGCAGGCGGATTTGATGTTGGATTAGAAGCAGCAGGAATGCAAACAGTATTCCAATGCGAATACGACAAACATTGTCTAAGCGTCTTAGAGCGTCACTGGCCAGATGTCCCCAGGTGGGGTGATGTGTCCACATTGACTGGTGCATACATACTTAAACACGCACCAGTGATAGATGTTGTTGCATGGGGAAGCCCGTGTCAGGACCTCAGTGTGGCTGGAAAACGAGGGGGCTTAGAAGGAAAGCAATCTAACCTGTTTCACGAAGGTATCCGGATCATCAAAGAACTAAGGGAGTTAACTAATGGACAGTATCCAAGAATCTCTATTTGGGAGAACGTCGTCGGAGCAATTACTTCCAACAACGGAAATGACTTTGGGGTTATCCTCGACGAAATGGCTAAAGCAGGGGCGTTGGTCCAAGAATGGTCAGTGTTGGATGCACAATATTTTGGAGTACCCCAAAGACGGCGTCGAATTTTCGTCCTCACTGCATTCGATTCTGCAATCGCCAACAACTGTCCCAACCCGATACTACCTGTCGCCCAAAGCATGCGAGGGGATACTTCGGCGCGCAAGCAGAAGGGGGAAAGAACTGCCAGCCCGACTACTAAAAGCACTACAGACAACAGTTCGGAACAACAGCCAATTCTTATAGATCGTGCAGCGTTCAATCAGGGGGTAAATGCCCTCTATGAGCCTTACATTTCAGATAACCCAATTGGCCCGTCATTGGTTGCCAGAGGACCACACGCAATTGCTGTTGAAGTGTATGTAAAATCTCGTCGGGCGCAATCTGTAACCGATCACGAAACGTGGATAAAAGGGGAAGTCAATCCCACTTTAAACTCTTTTGATGTTGGGGAAATTAGGGCAACTACCGCAGTAATAGAACCAATGCTTGCATTTGACAGACAGTTCGGCAGCAATGCCAACGTAACCGAAAATGTTTCACCAACCTTAAAGTCATCTCAACAATCACCAAGTGTTGCTTACGGCAGCGAACAAATGGTGATCCGCAGACTAACGCCCTTAGAGTGCGAACGGCTTATGGGATGGCCAGATGAACACACACGGTGGAGAGCAGACGGAACAGAACAATCAGATACAACTCGATACAAGCAATGTGGTAACGGAGTTGCATCACCTGTTGCACAGTGGATAGGCAGCAAAATAATTTTGTTGTAGTTACGGTACGCTACCGATATCTGCGCTACCGATGTATGCGCATCGGGGGGCTCGCAGGTCGCGAACAAGCGTTCGGTTACCGGGTGGTAACTTCACTCTGCGCGGTCACGATCTCACTCTAAGCGGTCAATCTACTGGCGCGCGCTGGCGCGCTTGCCCGCCGAGTTTCGGGAGTTCGCGCCCCGCTAACCCGATTAGACCGAGCCCGCGCGCACCGTTGCCGCGAGCGCGCCTAACCCGATTAGATCACCCACCGCCCCGCAGACCACTAACACGCTTAGACGGGCAAAGTGCAGGAGATACCAAGAGCCCCACCAACCCGCTTAGATCTGTTTACCCTTGTCAAATTCTCGGCCAAATTCTCGGCCAAACCCTTACGCGGTAAGGATATTAGACAATTACGCCCCGCAGCTAAACACTCGAATTACCAGCGCGCGGGCTCTAAATCGCCTAGAATAAAGGCGCGGGCAAAAGCCCGCAACAACCACGAAAACAGGAGACATACATAATGGACACAAACGAAAACCCGATCACGCTCCCCGCGTGTTGGCAATCAGTAGATGACACTCTACGAGCGAACCTAAATCGCGTACTGATGTACGGTGGCGCAGGTATCGGCAAAACATACACAGCACAGACAAGCCACCTCACAAGCGCAGGCGTTTTTAAGATCGGTTGCGTAGAGGATATGACCACCGCACAGATAGAAGGTATGTGGAAACCGTCGCGCGAAGGTTGGGAGTTTCACGAAGGTAGCGCGGTGAAAGCATGGAGAACTGGCGGGCGTTTGCTCATAGATGAAATTGACAAGGCAAGCGGAGAAGTGTTGGGCTCGCTCTTACAATTCTGCGACAGCGAAGCCAGCGCACAATGGCAACACCCCGACACAGGTGAGACGATCAAACCCGCGCAAGGTTTCACGATCGTTGCCACAACGAACAGCCACCCAAACGCGCTCGCCGAAGCGTTGCGCGATCGTTTCCCCGTGTGCATAGAAATAAACGAAGCACACCCGAGCGCAATCGCACTACTACCAGCATGGCTACAAGAACCAGCGCGCCAGTTATGCCGATCAACAGACGATGACCGCCTATCGTTGCGCGCGTTCGGTGCTATCGCACACCTCGCCGAAACTCTCGGCGTGACTCGCGCGGTGGAATTGGTAGCACCAATGCACACCGAGACGCTCACAATGGCTCACGCGGTAAGCGCACTTGCAGAGAGCGAGGCGAAATAATGGAAAGCACCACGCCACAAAAGGCGCGCCCCGAATACCTAGCACCGCGCAAGGATGAGAACCCGAGCGCGTGGACGGTAGGCGCGGGCGTTCCGCTCATCGCGTCCGTGTTCGCTAACGCGAAACTCGGGCAACTCATAGCACCGACAGAGCCAACACCCCTCGGGCGTTTGTTGCGTACCTATGCACTTGTTCAGGCGCGTTACGATACAAACCAGCCCGAGCAAGTGTGCGCGCAGTTTCGTTGCAAAAGCGCCGATCTCGAAATTGCTCGCGTTTGGTGGGCTCAACATCTCACCAACAAAGCACTAGGGCTCACGCGCGAAGCATGGCTAGACGGAACAGGCACAGCGATTGCCGAGCAGATCGGATTAGTTCCGATTGAGCAAGCGATCTCGGGCGCGTTACCGCACCTAATGACACAACAAGCGCGCGCGATACTCCGCAAGATCGGAGAGACAAGCAAAGAAGGCGTGAAAGTGTTACAGGAGTTGCGAGACAATGCCAGCGACTATATGGCTTCATATATGGGCTACCCAAACACCGAGCAAAGAGATTACGAGGCTGACGGTACGGCGTTATTCCGCATGGATGAGCAACGCCTCGCAAAACTGGCGAACATCATCACGGAAGCGCGCCACGAATACGAGCGAGCAACGGACAAACACCGAGAAGGCAAAGGCGAGGACGGAGACCAGCAAGAAGGCTCGGAAACTCCGAACCAATTCGGCGGAAAACTCGCGCCACAATTCGGCGAGGGCTCGGCGTGGTATCCAATCAACCTCGGGCGCGTCAATCTCACCCGCAAGCATGAAGGCAAAATCGGAGTGAAACGCACCGCCAGCGATAGCGGGCGCACAATTCGTTACCCCTCGCGCGCACTCACCGACCCCGCGCGCCGAGTGTTCGGCACAAAAGCCCGCAACCGCAATGCACTAATCGTCTTAGACATGAGCGGAAGCATGGACTACAGCGAGGACGAACTAGACGAGATAATAGAATTCGCTCGCGGTGCTGTAGTTGTTGGGTACTCGGGAGACGGAGAGAGCCAGCCAAATTGTTATGTATTGGCGAAGGACGGACACCGCGTAGAGGACTTGCCCGACATGGACGGAAGCAACGGTTGCGATGGCTCGGCGTTCCAATTCGCGGTGGACAAATACCGCAAAAGCGGAGTCACCCCCGTAATTTGGGTAAGTGACGGAGACATATCAGGCACAGCCAACTACTCCACGCAATCACTCGCGCGCGACATGATAGACAAACTCCGCGCCAATCGCGGAACGCATTGTCTCACCTCGCGCGAAGCGATCGGGCTCATGGAGAAAATGGCGCTAGGTCACAAAATCCAGCCACAAATCCACGCCCGCCTATATCAACTCGCGCGCGTAGCAACACCAGCGCACGCGATAGAAGCAACGAGGCGCGCAAATGCCAACTAACGACATTGGGCTATTCATCATCATTGTTGTAGCAATGGGGCTACGACACCTAAAGGATATTTGGAAAGGATAACGAAATGGATCTAGGGCTATGGATTATCGCTATGACTCCACCAGTGAGCGCAATCGCGTTGTGCGCGTTCATCGAATTTGCAAACAAACCAACCCCGCAAGAGCGGAAAGATCGTAACGCCGAACTAATCAAAGCAAGGCGCGCGAAAATAAACCACAACCAACAAAAGAAAGCAGGTAGCAAGTGAACAGCAACGACAACCAAAAGCGGGAGACGCTGGCAAACAGCCGAGCCCGACTAATGAAGTTAAGTGAGCAATGCCAAGAGTTAATCACAGGCGCATTGCAGAACCGAGACACCGACACCGAGCAAACAAAAGCGGAACGGTACAGCGACATCATGGCGGTACGAGGGCAACTAATCCAAGTAGCCACGCAATGCCTCAATCTCGCGACAGAACTTAACGACCATAAAACGGTGGCAACGATGAGCCAATTCATAGAGAACCTGCCACTACCCGACCACGATCAGGGCTACGACATCGCGAGCCCCGAACAACAAACCGCGCAAGCGGTGCATGGAATAACGGAGAAGCACAAATCTTTACAAGAAGCGCTACTCCGCGCAATCATGCCCGAAATAGATCGCCAACTAATGAAGACATACCCCGACAAAGACCGCGATAACTATGTCCTAGTCCAAATAGACATAGACCCACCAACACCGCACCATGACGAGCAACTCGGCTCGGGCGCAGTAGTTGGCGTTGCGATAAACAAACTCCGAGACGCAGAGCATGGCGAACTAGAGGAACTACTTACCAGCGCCGAAGCACCAAAACAACTCGGCGAGGAGTACGCGCCCGACATCATCGCTCTACTCACTTGGGGCATGGCACAAGCGCTGGACGATGACGGAGAACCAACAGGCGAGAAACACCACACCCGAAATCTCATGATCTGCCACCCGCGAGGCATGGAGTCCTTCACCCGAGTAGATGACGGGAAAAACTGGGAGACACCAATAGTTAATCAACTCGCAGGCGGAGACAAAAATGAGTTTGAGGAACAACTAGAGGAACTCGCGCAAGGCAAGTACGGAAAGTTTCCGCGCAACTTCGCACGCTTCTACTTACGCACAGCAGTAGCAGGCGGAAAGATCAAAGACGAATAGAACCACCAGCACGAGCGAACCCACGCCCGCGCACTTATTCCGCCCCCCTGCGGAGTAATGGCGCGGGCGTTTCGCATTACTGGCGCAACTCGAATTTGGCACAAAACAGATCTAAACGCGAAAGACCAACAAAAAGCACGCACACAGAAGCCACGAGAGCGATCAAAACAAAACCCGCGACACAATCCCCCACAACAAAACGACTCACAAACACGCGCAACAACTCCGCGAACTTCGCAAACCAACTAACGCGATTAGACAATTACGCGCACCCGGAACTATGCAGCTAGAAAACT